GATTTCATCCTTTGCCTCGTCCAGTGCATCGCGCAGGTGGTCGATTTGCTCTCGCGCATTGTCCAGTGCATCGCGCAGCGCGTCACGTTCGTCTTCAAGGTCTGTTATCTCTGCCAGCCGTTCAGCCAGTGCTATGCAAAGCTCGTCCATGCTGTCGCGGCCCATATTTATCAGGCTGTCGTTGTCGCACATGCGATAATAGTTGCGGTCGCGGGTTAGTGTGGTGGTCATGTCTTAAGCTCCTATTTTATGCGAAAATGATAGCGGCAAGAACGATAGCCGCGAATATACCGCCACGAACGGCGAGATTGATTTGCAGGTCAGTCATTGGTCAGTCATCCTCATCTGAAGTGAAATAGCCGCGGTCGGTGGCTTCGTCCCATACGTCAGCGTCATTGGCGTATCGGGCGGCTAGATAACGCCGCGCGATAGTTTTGAAGTCGGACCAGCAGGCGGTGACAATCTCGTCGATCTGGTCGAGCGTCAGGCTGTCAATGTCGTCGTCGATCAAGTCGGCGCGCAGTTCGTCGGTCGTGGCGTTGGTGGTGAAACGTGGCATGGTTCAAGCTCCTTCGACATTGACGAAGACATAACCGTCGCCCTTGGCGTTGCCGCCTTGTGCGAACGTGCCGCGCCAGCCGTATTTGGTTTGCAGCAGCAGCGCGGCCGCGCGGTGGTTGTCCTCTGCGTTCAGCGCATGGTCGTAAGGCATGGTCACACTGCCGGCCCATGCGGTCGCCTTGATGCGACCGCATTTGGTGTTGGTCGGGCCGAGGTATTTGGTTTCGATGGCTTGGGTAACGAATGTCATTTGATTAGCTCCTATTGGTGTTTAGCGGGTCGGGGTGTTAGTGTAGGCTTGCCATGCAAGCGCCGCGAAAATGACCAGTCCGCCAGATGCTACTATTGCCAGTGCGACTGCCGCGCCGGTTGCTGCGATCTTGATTGCGTTTAGCATTTGAAGCTCCCTTTTGGTTGGTTGGTCAAGTTGGCTAGGTCATAACCGCCCCTAGCGTTGGCGTCCCGTGGGGCGGCACCGCGGCCTCTTTCCCCGTTCCGGTGATTGTTATCTACCCTCAAAGTCAGCAGCTTGCAACAAAAAAAGTTACGGCTGGCAAAGTTTTTTGCCAACCGTATGATTTTAAAGCGTTATTTCTTTTAGTGGGCGGTGTTAGACCAGAACAACGGTCCAGCATGGCGCGGTGTAATATTCGCCGGTCGCGCGGTTAAAGCGCCAGCCAGTAGCCTTAACGGCTTTGTGCTTGTGGACCCCGCGCATGTCGGCGGTAAGGCTTTTTGCGTAGTCCTGTGCAGCTTTGTGAGTGTCGAATTGCATTGCAGTGTCCTTTACTTCTTGCGTTCGATGATGATGAAACTGTCGGGGGTTAGCGTCTTGTCCATGAAATAGCCGCGCGCGCAGTATGCCGGCACGTTTTGCGCCAGATGATATTCGGCACGTTCGCGGCTATCGAATAAGCCATGAACGGCTAGGTGGTTGTTGCGTTCAACTAATGCGAATGACATGTCGGTTGCTCCTATTTCTTGTTGTTGTCGCGCCGGTCGGCAAGCGTTGCGGGGATCATGGCTAGAATGATGGCGATTGCTATAAAGGCCTCTAGTGGCATGTTATGCGCGCGGCTCAATCGACAGGACGCGCCCGGTCGATGTGTAAAAGTCAGCGCAATGCGGGTTGAGCGGGTCGCGCTCAAGGTCGATAACGACGAACATGTTGTGCGCCAATGCGATTGCGTCGGCCAAGCTGTCAGCGTTAGCCAGTGTGTTTTTGCGGGTGTTAGGATAGAGACCGGCGGTCTCGATAATGTCGTATACCATTTAATTCACTCCTTTATGGGTCATTTGGGAATTTCCGTATGCCGACTTAGAGGGTAGCTGTCAAACAAAAAATGCTGCAAATGAGAATTGCCCTAAACTGCCCTACAATTGCCCATGTTTTCGACCGAACCAGTGTCGTTACTGACATGCGTGTAAGTAACAGCGTCTGACATGGGCAATTCAGGGTAGTTTGATAGGGTAGTCTGCGCAGCCAACATGACCCATGCGAGAGCCGCCGCCGACCTGAGGATTTTCTACCCTAGGGTAGTTTGGGTAGTGTGTTTGGAAAAAAGTTGAAAAAGTTTTCTTATTGAGAATGGTTCGCAATAAGCGTATTTCAGCGCAACTGAAAACCGACTGCCCAAACTGCCCAAATGACCCATAGCCCCCCAATCCCCCGGTCGCCACGTCATCAGCCGATGGGCAATTTGGGCAGTCCGTTCAAAAGTTGAAAACGGACTTGTTTTTCGATGACCCAAACTGCCCATAAATAAATCTGTGGATAACTTTATGGCCGGTCGATCGTATGTGTGTTGGCGCGCGCTCACCGGCTAGCGAATGGACCGCATCGACGATGACCCAAACTGCCCATTGGAAAGGCCACGCAGAATATCGCAGCCGTTTTTGTTTCGGGCTGGTCGGCTGGCTGGAGGGGGGTAGGCAGGGCCGACGGGCGCGTGACTGTGACTGGCACATGTCGCAAACAATTTTTTGTAATACGCATCAGCGCAACAAAATTTTTTGATTTTTATTTTTTCTGATATTTGCTATCATCGCCACATGACCTTCTACTCACTGCCGTTCACGCCAGAGCGCGTCGAAGCCACCGAGGCGCGTCTGGAAGCAATCTATGAAGCTGCCAAATACGGCCTCAAGGGCGACAGCCTCGCGCTGCGCGCTGGCCTGACCCCGGCGCAGTATCGCAGGCTGGCCGAGTTCGACCCGCTGGTGGAGATGGCCGAGATGAAAGGCCGCGCTGACGGCGAGTGGTCCGCCGCGCAGACGCTGCACCTCGCAGCCCAGCAGGGCGACGCCACAGCGGCGCTGAACATCCTCAAGCACCAGCATGGGTGGGTAGCCAAGCAGCAGATTGATGTTAATGTCGACCAGCAGATCAGCGTCATCACGGCGCTGGAGCGTGCGCAGACGCGCGTCATAGAGGGTGCGTATCAGGTACTACCCGCATTAGAGGATAATCATGCAGCAGCCGATCTACAGCGCGCAGGACGAGATGGAGTTAATGACGCGGCTATGGACGCCCGCGATCAAGGATGACCCGCTAGCGTTCGTATTGCTGATGTTTCCGTGGGGTGAAAAAGGCACCCCGCTGGAACATTTCACTGGCCCGCGCAAATGGCAGCGCGACATTCTGATCGACCTGCGCGAACACATTCGAGCTAACCAAGGACGCGTCGACTTCGACACGCTGCGTGAAGCGGTCGCGTCCGGCCGCGGTATCGGCAAGTCGGCGCTCGTAAGCTGGCTGGTGATCTGGATGCTGACGACCCGCATCGGGTCGACCACCATCGTGTCGGCCAACTCCGAAGCGCAGCTACGGTCGGTCACATGGGCGGAAATTACCAAGTGGCTGGCGATGGCGCTGAACAGCCACTGGTTCGAGGTTGCCGCCACACGCATCATGCCAGCCAAGTGGCTGACGGAGATCGTCGAGAAAGACCTGAAAAAAGGCACGCGCTACTGGTCGGTCGAAGGCCGGCTGTGGTCGGAAGAGAACCCCGACGCGTACGCCGGGGTTCACAATTTCGATGGTGTCATGCTGGTGTTCGACGAGGCCAGTGGTATTCCTGATAGCATCTGGTCGGTCGCGGATGGTTTCTTTACCGAGAACACGCCGAACCGTTTCCATGTCGCTTTTTCCAACCCGCGTCGCAACACCGGGTATTTCTACGAGACGTTTCACTCCAAGCGGGCGTTCTGGCGCACGCGCAACATCGACGCGCGCGAGGTCGAGGGTACGGACAAAAACCTGTACCAGCGCATCATCGACGAGTATGGCTCCGACAGCTACCAAGCCAATGTCGAGGTCTACGGTCAGTTCCCGTCGGAAGGTGACGATCAGTTTATCGCGGTCAATGTCGTTGACGACGCGATGAGCCGGCCCAAGCACAAGGATGAGACCGCGCCCATCGCCATCGGCGTCGACCCGGCGCGCTTCGGTAGCGACGCCACCGTCATCGCCGTGCGGCAGGGCCGCGACGTCATCGAGATACGCCGTCTGCGCGGGGCAGACACGATGGAAGTGGTCGGGCACGTCATCGACGCCATCGAGCAGTACAAGCCAGCGCTGACCGTCATCGACGAGGGCGGCCTAGGCGCAGGCATCGTCGACAGGCTCAAGGAGCAGCGGTACAAGATACGCGGCGTCAACTTCGGCAGTAAGTCGAAGAACCAACTGATGTGGGGCAACAAGCGTGCCGAGATGT